CTGCGATGCACGTCGGGATCGTGAACGTGCTGATTACCTTGAACGTAAGGATCAAGAGCGGGCTGAGCGGGAGAGGAAAGAGGCAGAGGCACTTGCTGCTGAACAGAGAAAGAAAGCCGAGGCGAAAGCTAAGGAGGACAATTATCTTTCTCGAGTTAGGCGCAATGTGGAGTCTTTGGACGTATGCTGGGGTAAATTTCCTCCCCCTGCGTGGTATGTGCGCATTTATAGGTGGGCTGTTGGTGGCTATCCTAATGATGAATTTGAGCATAGCTACAAATTCATTGGTTGGGTGGCATCTGATCCGGATCATGATCGGAGGCCAGATTCTCATAGCCAGAGACCCCATCTTCACGGGCCTATGATGGCAAATATCATGTATGAACGTCGGACTGAGTGGGCGGAACCAGTCCATAGGGTTGAGCTTACTGTTTCATTAGAGATCCTGGCTCAATTGACCAACCCTAAGGTGCTCGTGCTTGGGAGTACCGATGCTGCTATTGCTCAGCGAATCAAGTATGCTGGTGAGACCTTGCAAACTGTCAATTATGATAGGTTTGGTTCTGTCTTTGGCTCTCACATTGTACAAGATTCTGAATTAGTGGCATTTGCTGTATACAAGCAGATGACGGAGTCAAGGAAAGAGGTGCCTTTTCCCTTGCACCAGCAACCAGAAACGCAAGTTTCATCCATGGCTACCGATTTGGTGAGATTGACCTCCCGCCGATTGGTGACATTAAGGACGGTACTTTTATTTCTGCTCGTCGCCGTGCTGATCTCAGTTGTAGACCAGTGGTTGCAGCCAGTTTGGGCTGTCATACCGCTGGGGTCTGCATGCCGCATGGTGACCCACAAGATCCTGAAACTATGGTTGCTGGGGTGAAAAAGCGTTTCGCTTTTGCCCCGCCTCCCCCGGACGAACTGAAAATGGAACGACTGGGGAAATTTGTTGACCAATGGTTGGCGACAAACTTGGTGCCACTGCCCCCGGATGCAGATACGAGCGTTCAGACCTGGCTGTCAAAGTGTCTGTATCCAACCACTCGCAAGGAGGAGCTCCTCAGAATTCATGAAGAAATTAGCTCTATTTGGGATGACTCTAAGTATCTCAAATGTAAGGGTTTCATGAAGGATGAGTTTTACCCAGAGTTCAAGCATGTGAGGGGAATTAATTCTCGCCACGACCGGTTTAAGACTGCAGTCGGGCCAATCTTCAAGTTAATCGAAGATCAGCTATATCAGCACAAAGCTTTTATTAAGCATGTTCCTGTGGCAGATAGACCCAGAGTCATACGCGATGCCCTTTTTTCTATTGGGGCTAAGTATGTGGCTACTGACTATACTGCTTTTGAATCATTGTTTACTCGGATGGTCATGGAAACTGTAGAGTTCAGGTTATACAAGTACATGACCCAATTTCTTCCTGAACACAATGAGTTCAAACGAATCCTCGATGAAGTTATTGGGGGCAGGAATGTGATAGATTATAAGACCTTTCGTGTTGAGATAGATGCTACTCGTATGTCTGGTGAAATGTGCACATCACTTGGCAACGGGTTTTCGAACTTGATGTTTATGCTGTTCGTATGCTCGGAGCTTGGGTCGGAAGCTCTAGGATTTGTTGAAGGAGACGACGGCATATTTCGGGTGACGGGGCCATTGCCAAGCTCTGCCGATTTCGAGGCTCTAGGACTCGTTATCAAGCTCGAAGTGCATGAGGATCTAAGTGCCGCAAGCTTCTGCGGCATTATTTTTGATCCTGAGGAATGTATCAATATAACGGACCCTCGGAAGGTGCTCGCATCGTTTGGTTTTACTACGCGTCAATATGCTAGAGCATCTGGTAAGCTGAAAAAGACTTTGCTTAGGTGCAAGGCTCTCTCCTATGCTCACCAGTATCCAGGCTGTCCGATTATAGGATCACTAGCGAAATATGGTTTGAGAATGACCAGGGGCTATGACGTTGCCCATTTCGCACGGGAGAAGTGGTCTACAGGCATTTGGGAGCGTGAGAAACTCCTTGCCTTGTTGGGTACCGACATTCCTGAAACTCCAGTTGGTTTTCGGACCAGACTGCTTGTTGAAAAGTTATATGGTATTACTGTTGACTTGCAGATTGCCATAGAGTCCTATCTTGACAACTTGAATACACTGAGTCCATTGGATATCCCTTGCTCAGATCTCATTATGCCGCAGGTATGGTTTCAGTTTTATGAATCATATTCTAGTGAGGTTTGCGACGAGAGGCCCCCCAGAGAATGGCCAGTGA